AGTAGTCCACGTCCTACTCTGAATAATGGAGCTTTGTATCTTTCAAATAGCACGGGGTCTATAACGGCATCACCAGGAGCGGTGGCAGCTGTGCATCTTTTTTACGCGATAGTTGCAACAATATAAAAGGAGAAGATATGTCACCTGTAAACATTGTAATGCTTGGAGTTTTAATATTTTCATCTGTCTCTGTAGTTTTGTACTCTAAAATAATGGGAAAAGATGAAACACAGATTGAAAAAATATTAGAAGAGATGATTGAGAAAAATGCTGAAAAAGCATTAAATTTGCCAGATGGATCTTTGGATAATACACTGGATGAGATAGAGAAAGTTGTAGAATCAAAAGATGAAAAAAACAATTAATATAAGGAGATAGTTATGACGGTTTTAAGTTTTCAAGTTGGACAAGCAGGATTGGGCGGGGTCTTTCCTTCTATGATTTTTGTAGAAACAAATGACACTTTATCAGAAGTTTTAGCTGTAGGTTATTTGGATCACATGTTCGCAGAAAACGTTCCACTTCAAAACGGCATGATGGCATTAGTTTCTACAAAGCCAACTACGAACTCACCAGTTGTTAACACATATTGGTTAGAGGTTGCATTTGCTTCAGGTCATTGGTCTTTGATTCAGGATACAAATGTAATAGTAGCAAGAACAGCAAATATTGGTGGTGCTGGAGCGGGGCCATTAACTATTAGCGTTCCAGGCATGACATCTTCAAGCGTTGTTATCGCAACAATATCTACATCAAGCAATACGGTTGCAGTTGCAAAAGCTGCGGCAGGTTCCGGGTCTTTTGCATTAACACTAACTTCAGATCCAGGCGCAACATTAACTGTAAATTACATAGCTTATTTGGTTCCATAGGAAAACATAAATGAACAAACAATCTGGCTCAGTATCTTTGATTATAGTTTTTACGTTGTCGTGTGTTTCTGCTTATGCGTTAGGATACTTTGGATGCAATCATGAAATGTTATTTGAAAGAGATCCGGTTCAGGTTGATGTAATTTATTTAGAAGACAAGGAAATTAAGCCAGTCAGTTTTGATTTAAATGACAATTTAGAGACGCTTATATAGAACCGGTTACATTTTGTCACCAGTTGATACCGATTTGCTACCTATTTTAAAATTTCGGTAGCAAGCGAAAATAGTTCGCCAACTCATGCAAAAACTGGATAAAATAATAGGGGTGATTATAATATTAATCACCCTTTTGAGTGGATATGACCCGTTTTAAGCTGGTTAACCTAAGTTTTCTTTTTAAATTTAGTTGGGAAACTTTAGAATTGAGAAATTGAGAAATTGAGAAATTGAGAAATTGAATTTTGAAGAATCCCACCTAGACGTCATGAAGCGACTAAGTGGGAAATTGACTTCGTCGGAAATTCCGACGTACTACACAATACTGTATCTTAGTTTGCTTAATCATAAGCTGTTCAAAGCAGAAGTCACTCTTTCTTTGAAAACCACCTTCCGATGGAAACTAAAACGCCTTTCAGGCTAACAACAAAGACATTATAAATTTACAAGCCCCAACTGTCAAGGATTCCTTTACAGTTGACGATTCTTTATTTCAATCCAGTTTGTTGGGTTGGAAATATCAAGACTGATTTTGTCTAATTCATTAGTATCTACAAACATATGCCCATTTATTTCCTTAAATAGGTCCTTATAGTATTTATTTATCTCTTTATGTTCTTTTATGTGCATAATTTTAATAACATCACTAAGGATCTTTGCAAGAAAGAGATCTTTGTTTTTCTTGCAAAAAGTTTTATATGGTATTAGATGGTCTTGACCTTTTCCCAACATGTAAATAATCCTTACAAGTTCAATTTAATATGCATAGAAAACATTACTTTTCTATACATGATTAGGAGTTCATGTATAGATAATGCCACTTTTCTATACATGAACTAGTGACTATTAGTTACAAGTTCAGTTGTACGGTATTTTCGTATGGCTACCCTACAATTATTCCTGTCATGTCTCTAAAAGATAGAGGCTCCCCTTCAGCTCCATATTTTTTTCTGTATTCACAATACATTGAGTATAGTGTTGCATTTACAAACAAATAATGGTTTCTTTGAAGACCCAACCTGTCATCTTTAGCATTCCCAAGACACATCATAACCATAGTTATGACATCTAGAATCATTTCACCGGTTAAAAATTTATCTTCTTCTATGAATTTCTGAAACTTAAATTCTGTTTCAACTTTAGAAGCTTTGTCATGTCCTCTAGTTTCAAAAACCTTAACAACTTTTTCGCCAATATTAATTTGGCCTTTCTCATCTTTAGATTTATATGTCATATTTATTCTTTCTTTATTGGTTAAAACTTGGTATCAGCACTATTATATTTAATTTTTGCCTTATCATACTCAATGGCATCCAAGATATTCTCGGTTTCACTTTTAAGCATATCTGAAATTAAATTTATTATAAAAGTAGACAACAAAAGAGCAAGAATTGTAAAATTGTACCGCTCAAAAATATCATTCTTCATGGTATACCATATAGCAATAGATATAATTAAAACAAATATTGCCCTAATGCGAACACCGGCTTTTCCAGCCATTCTAATTCTATCTAGCTTACGAATAATATTCTTGTTAAGTACTATCATATAATCCCTCTATTTTTTATTGTCCGTATACATTTTATATGAATCTGCAAAAATAAATGCGGTCATAGTTCCAATTCCTGCATAAGCGCCACCTGCGACACAACCATAAACCCCACCCGTGCGAGCCCCATTTAGGCACCCAAAAAATGCGGCATTGCCCATTAATATTGCCATGAGTCCGTAATCAATTTGCGAGCTCGAAGGCGGTGCAGAATCTATAGGGCTATAGGGCAAATCGCCCCAAGTTGGAACATCAACTGACCATTTTCCGGCACCAGAAATTAAAGATAAATGCTCAATGTTTAATTTTTTCATATTCTTCCCTAGAATCAGTTTCGCTAATCTTTGTTAGGTTTGTAGCCTCAAATAAAGATGGTCTATCAAATGTAGTGTAATTTTTTATAATTGTACAAAGTACTGCGTGCATTACAACCGTAGACATAATTAACTCTTTTTGAGTTTCTATATTTTCTGAGCTCACAACTTCTATCTGTTCTGACATAATATGAACAGCAGTGTTTGCTGCTTTTAAAAAATCAAAAGCCATTAGCCCGGGCTCTTCTGTTCCGGGAATAAAAAATTCAGTTGGTTTGTTATCTATTTCAGTCGTCATCTTGTGTATAGCTCCGGATAAATAGCCTGCATAATCATTGTGTAATGACTATAGGCCAATAAGTCGCTTCGCATACTATGGTAGCTTTCTCCGGCATCTATCCTTTGTTGAAGCTCAGGAGGCAACGAACCGTCAAATTGAGGAGTAAAAGCTACATAACTATAATTCTTTTCTGAGGAATAATCCTCGCCAGAAAGCTTTAAGCCCGCACCTGATATATAATTTAAATGCACATTGTTGATTATGTTCATAATTTTTCCTTTTGTTAAGTGGGGAACATAAGTAGCGCGTCCCCCAATAAAAAGGTTATCATGAAGTTACAACAATACGGTTATTTATTTTAACAAGCTACATAACTTTCATTTGTGTGTTAGCTTATAAATCTATATCGAACATAAACTTAAGAACGAATGCTAAACAAAATATGCTTGCCATAAGGCCGAAAACTCCCATTTTGCCCTCCTACTTCTTAGGTGTTAATTTAAAAGAATAGGTATGTCCGTTAGTGCTTTGCCTATAGGCGCCCTCTTTGTGGTAATCTACTCCGGCGCAACCAGCAAACAAAAAGGCACAAACTAAGCCCATTAAACTTAAATTAAGTCTCATTTTTCTCATTCTCCATACTCGTAAGCTTATCTATTAGTTTTTGTTGTTGAGTCTTTGGCTGCTCAGCTACCACTTCCCCGTCAACATCTTCATCATCAACGCCGCATTCTTTAAGAACGGCTTTAAGATTTTGCTCTTTTCTTTCGTACTGCTCATCTAATTCTATAGCCATTCCAAGCTCCATTGAAGACGGAGCCGTTTTAAATAGACGCCTAATGACGGTCTTTTTTGCCATTTCGTTATAATCTGTGACCCAGGCACCAGATCCGCCGGCGTTAACCCCTCGAGTTTTAATCTTATCTACTTCTTCTTTAGACATAAGCTCAAACTGTGTATAACCATTTCTTAGAACAACCATGGCAAATACACCTAAAAACAAACCTCTATCTGCCCACTTTCTTACATGTTTAATGCTTGGGGAAGTGCCATCTTCAAATTCAAAAAAATCATTTTCATATACGCAGCCAGCCTTAACGGACAATACGTCTGGAGATCTTCTTACGAGATCCATCATTCCACGGTAACCTAACATCAAAGTAGCTTCTCCTTTTCTAGGGATTAAATAGACCTTCCCTAGTAAAGAATTCACCTCAAGTCCCATATGAGCAACCCGGAGTATAGCACCGCAGATTGATTTAGGACAACAACTATTTAATGCCGGCGTATTTCTCAACTCAGCCACTGCAGACATAATTAGCCTATCTGACTTCATTCCTTCTGGAAGTATCTTATCCAAATAAGGTTTTAGTTTTTGTAGTCTGTCCATTGCTGGGATTTCATTATTAATTCTTGTAACGTCACTCATTTTTTAAAGCCCTTCTTGTTGTTTTAATACGAATCTTCTTGAAGCTGTCGATGATTTTACATATTTATCATGCAGCTCTTTGTTTTCTTTTTTAAAAGCAGTTAGATCAAACCTAACTGATTCTTGTGCCTGTTTCCAGGTTGCAGCTATTTTACCATTTAGTGTTAGCAATGTATCCTTTTGCCCCATGTATATTTTTATTCTATCTTCTAATTTATCCTTAACTTCATTAGCCTTTTTGAGAGTCTGCTTTATGTTTTCCAGTGTGTCTAAATCATTTTGTATATCCCCGTCTGCTACAATAGGTTCTGCAATAGATTTATACCCATATAAGCTTAGAACTTCGTCTCCATTTTTAGGCTCCGGTGCAATATTTGTTAAGACATTTTCCCAGAACTTTTTATATTGATTAATTATCATTTTTTCAAGCTGATAATTTCTTTCTATAACATAGTGTCTAAAATCGCTACCGCGAATTAGGACTGCTACATAAGCCTTTTTTCTGTCTGTAATCATCATATAATGCGCAACTTGCATAAGATAATGATCTGGAATTATGTTTTCACCTTGAGCTCCCCATCCATCATCGTAGCCGGCAGTTTTGGCTTCAAATATTGCATCATCACCTACTAAGCCATCAACGTGGCCTCCAAGAAATGAAAGCGTTCCGTGCTCTATAAACTCAGCGTGAACATCAACTTTTAATCCTGTTACATCTTCAAACCAAGCCCTCACGATAGGCTCAAGCATTATGCCCGCTTTAACTCTTGGATCATCAGATATATCTTCAGAAACTTTTAATCTTGTCTTTTCTTGCCATAGTTTAATTATGTTGTTCCAAGGGGAGATTCCACATATTACCGCAGCATCAGAGCCGCAAATATGATTTAATCTTTGCTCTTGTTGCTCAAAAGTAAAGCTCATTTGTTAAGCTCCTCCTTTTCTTTCATTTCTTTCATGAACTCTTCTTTGGCTTCTTTCAAAGCTATAGCTCTAATGTTCACTCCGTCTTTGTATCCTTTGCTTATAAAGAAGTACAAAATAATTGCCCATAGTACGAAGCAAATTAAATATTTATATAACATTATGTAATTCTCTCTTTTGCGCCTACGTAATCTGAAAGAACGAAGGCATTATTACGTTTTTTCGATAAAGACTTAGTTACATCTCTTTTTATTTCAGAAATTATGGATAAAATCTTCTTTACACAAAAATGTAAACCAACTAAAGAAAACAATAAAACTAAATACGCCATTTCAATTTCTCCTATTCTTCATCATACCCATAAAGATCAAAGTGAGTTGATTCGTCTTCAAATTCAAAACACTCTGGCATAAAAATTCTACTACAATCATTTTCTGGTAAATACTCGTCGTAATACTCCATGCCCATTACTCACCTCCTTGTAAGCTTTCAGCTTCTACCATTTCCATGTGGAAATCATCTTTCTCATCGTACATGAAAAAGAAATTTAATAGTTCATTTTGATAATCACTGATTCTTTGTGATAGTTCTGCGTTTGTCATTTTTTAAAGCCCTTCTTGATTTAAGTCTTCATTATTGTCGACTTCCAAGAATTATATAACACCGTGTTACGAGTGTCAATAATTATTTAAAATTATTTTCTTTAATAAAATTTGACTGTAACACAACTATCAGGTAACATTCCCCCATGATTTAATTAATAAGAGGTATTCATGAGCGAAATTAAAGAAAAGAAAGTAACGATGTCCATCCGCCTTACCGAAAGCGAGTTTGCCCGCATCAAAAGAGCGTGTTATCGAGATGAAATTAAGCCAGCTGTCTTTGCATATGAATGCATGATGTCGGGCATAGACGAGCTTATTAAGAAACAGGAAATTGACGGGTATCAATGCATGAACCCACTATGAGCGGTATCTGAAGAGAATCGATGATACCTGCAAGCCGCTATAAGCCACTCTAGGGGGACAAAAAACTGCTCCCCTGTATCTAGGGTCACCTCTAGGAAATTCTCCAGCTCGCCCGCTTTTATATTATAGAAATCCGTGCAATATGGATCTTCATCTTCGTCACAATACGAGCGATCATCGGGTTCGAAGTCTTCTTGTTTATCGCTTAAAAGTTTGAAAAATGACATATAAGTTTCACTCCCTGTGATTATTACTATAATTTTAGTATTACACAGAAAAGTAAAAAAAAATAAATGGATAGGTTAAAATCTGGACGAAAAAAAACCGGACATGCAGACCAGTAGTTTCTGTATATACGCTCGACCAAGAAGGGCTTTAACCAACCTAATCAAAAATAAACACCTTGTTACCTGTCTACGTATCCGGTCTTGTAATCTTACGACAAATCCATCTTCAATAAAACTATAATGTGTTATTACGAATAAATACACAAAACAGTTTTTTTTATTTCAGATCTGTCGTAACATGTACAACTGTTATATTTAAATAATATATAACAAAAATTTTCCCTTGAATCAGACTTCAACCTTCTGATTCAAGATTCTTATAATCCTCGCCAAAGGAAACCATATCATAATGTATCAGGTTACACAAAGCAACAGTCCGAATCAAGTTTCTAGCTTTTTATCCAATTTATTCTCAAAAATACCTGAATTTAAACAAAAAAACCCCGAAAACACTAGCTCCTACACAGATATAAAAGTAATCTATCGTACTCAGGAAGAGATAGAAAAAATACAATCAATTCGTTATCCTCTTCTTCAGCATCCAACTACCGGTAGGCGTTCAGCCATTGGCTGCTTGCTAAAGCTTATAGTTGGTCGCGAACTCAAGCTTGGAAACTGTATAACAAAACAAAGTACGCTGGCTAGAGAGATTTATGGCTATGGGTATGATAAGTTACTAAATGTAAGGCAAATAAAAAGATTGATAAAGAAAATGGGTGACCTTGGGCTGCTCTCTTACAAAAGAAGCAAAAGCTTTAGATCTGCCTATAGATACGAGTCAACCAGCTTAGGAAGAGACTTATACTTTTATGTGATACAAAATAATGAAGGGCAACTTCGATTAAAAACTATCGAGTTATCCCAAGAGTCGAACGTCAAAAAGGAAGAGAAAGTACAAATGTCACCTCGAGAAGTTGAAAAACAGGTCGAAAACACCCCGGAATCAGTGGGTTTTGAACTAAATGTCACCTCTAATATGGATATCCCAGATCTAAGAAATATCCATATGGGAAATAATACATCTGAGCGATTTACCGGCAAGATTGACCTCAGCGCCAAGCCGATCGACCTCGACGAACCCCCTAGGGAAATTTTATTTGCTGAAAGTTGGCATATCTCGACAGGCGATGCCGACGGATTTTTGAGTAATCTCCAGCTTGGAAGGGCAAATTACCAAAATACTGAAAGCAATCCGACTCATATTTCAAACAAAAAAGAATCAATGCCGGAGAACAACACCGGGCTATCACGAAATGTATTTATAAAAATCTGTCGCAACTTCTCAGAAGAAGAGCAAAAGGCAATAACCACGGTGCTAAAGGAGCTCAATTGTGGCGATGATATAAAAATAAATGTAATAAATTCTGTCAAAAACCTAGTTGCTACGATTCTCAAGGCCGGGAATCGAGTACACAGTTTCGAACTGTTAGCGAAAAGTATCGTCAAGAACGAACTTAAGAAAGCAGCTAACAAAAATTTATCCACAATTTCTGTTAATAACTCATGTATAAAATTAAACGAGGGAACGTTAAATGCTGAAAACACACAAAGACTGGGCGGTAAATGGATTACATAGACTAGCACATGACAGGGCGATCGATTTGCTTGATGACCGCCCCATTACCGAAGATGAGGCGTGGGAATTATACGAAGATGTATTCATCAAACAATTAGCTAAACTACAAAGGAAGGTTAAAAAAGAAGCTGTAGAAGAAATAAAGTTAACTGGCTAAACGCAAGCATTTGCAATATTGGGTTTCAATCAGGTACATTAAACAAAATAGGAGAATGATTATGAAAGATTTATGTTTATCAGAAGTTAAAGCTGTATCAGGTGGAGCAGCTGGAGAGTTCGCATACAGCGGGAACTATTTACTAGAAGATTTAGGAGATGGCTTGTCTAGATTGACAATGTTAATTGTAATGGAAGGCGACCTAGGTCCTATCGATCCTGCTCTATTTGAAGTAGCAGTGTAAAAAACAAAACGCGATCTAATTTTCTAACCATTATTTAGATCGCGCCCTTACCGTACAAGGAAGTACAGGTGAAATATAAAGAGTCACTTAGTCAGATAGCACTACTTAAGTGGTTTAAGCTGCAGTACCCTAAATTGCAAAATTTACTTGTGGGTTATCCCGCGGGTACTTATTTAGGGCTACAGTCAGCTGTTAGGATGAAAGCGATGGGTCTGCGAGCAGGAATGCCAGACCTACAGCTTTTAGTTCCAAGAGTTTATAGAGTCAAACACCAGCCCCATCCTGAAGCGGAACCAATGATTGAGATAGTTTTTGTTCCTGGATTGTTTATAGAAATGAAATCCGACACAGGAAGAGTCTCTAAGGTTCAAAAAGATTTTCATCAAGAGCTAAAAGAACAAAACTATTCTGTTGTGGTTGCCTATAGTTGTGAAGACGCCCAACAAGAGATAAAGAAATATCTGATGTCAGGCGCAAGCTTATTAAATGTAAACTCGGGGGAATGCGCAAGAAAAGAATCCTTCTTCCAGCATTGAGTTTTTCATTTTTGAAATATAGTCGTCTACTATAAGCTTCTTTCTTACAAGCTTCATCAAATGATCGTCTACCTCTTTATATTCATCAATAAGCTTATTTATTTTTGGAGATAATAAACATAGAGTATTAAATAAAATAAACCCATGAGTATCTGGGCTTAAGTTGATTTCTACTCCCCTAAGCTTATAAATCATCTCCATAATGTCTTTTGATTTAATGATGTTTCTAGTCATATTTATTACGTCGTTCATTTTCATTTTACTTCTCCTGGTTATTGATATTAATCGTGACTTTCTATAAAGCTTGTTGCTATATAAGCTAAAATCATATTTACGGCGACCACTTCTGGATCCGTCATGCCTTTGTTTCTTTGCGAATCAAACTCTCCACATTCTTCATATATTTTTAACTTCTTTAAAAAGTGATTGAACAGTTGATGACCGCACATTCCTTCCGAGGCTCTAAATGCTAAGATGAATTTATATAAGTGATAATACATTCTTGTAAGCGTTGGACGGTTAAAATCTTTCTCTGCGCTGTAACGGTCCATTGCATTGCACGCTTGCCTGATGTCTTCGTAAACATCCTTAGATAAATGGACCAACTCTAAACATTGCATATCGGCTTCATAATAATCTTTCATTTTATGTCTCCTGGTTTGTATTAATTTATCTGTAAAAGCTTTAAGCTGTTCCACCAATGTCTCAAGCTCAGCTCCTTGCTCGATGAACTCAGCATAATCCTTGTCCTCTTTTAAATAACAACTCTCGTTTGCTTCTTGAAATGTATCTATTTCATTAAGCGTTGAGTGTAATTCTTCGTAATATCCATTATAAAGAGCTTCATACTGATCTTGTTCTTCCTGTGTCCCATTTTGCTCGTCAAAATATTGTGGTTCTTCTCCGAGCTCGGTTTCCACTAGATAAGCAAGCTCATCATCGTTATGAGACTCTTCAAATCTACATGTTTTATAAGCTTCAAGCGTCTTATATCGATCTTGAAGATAGACTTCAAGCTCAGCCGTTTCTTCTTTAATCTTTCTAGTAATGTAGTTTGCGTAGTTTCTCATCTCTCTAGTTTCTTCATTTGGCATTTTACATCTCACTCTTTCTGTTTTGTTTATTATTTGAATATAATAACACCGTGTTACGAGAGTGTCAATATTTATTTGCAAATAATTAAAATATTTTATTTTGTGCATAGCCCTGTGATAGAGTCTTGGTATGTATATACAAAAAAGGAATTTAAAATGGATTTAAGAAAGGGACCCGAAATTGATGATGGCAAGAGAAGATGTATACGCTGCAGAGGGAGAAAAAAGCTATACAAAGTAAGGGGCGCATGGTCTTTTGATAACTCAGGAGGTACGTTAACTGACTGTCCAATGTGCCTTGGTAAGGGTATAATAGAAAGAATCCCTCCTACTAAGATAGATGAGAAACCTGAGGACACAAAAGATGCCAAGAAAAAACGAGTTGGAAAAAAGCCAAAACAAAATACCGTCTTTGAGAAAGAATATTGAGGAACCAAAGCCTGGACGAAAGAAGGTTCACACAGAGGCTCAAGAGGCTTATTACGCAAAGAAAAGCGAGGCATGGAAGACCGTAATGGAGGAGGCTAAGAAGTCATCTAAACCCAAGATGGGGCGCCCTACTACGTACACAGAGGAGCTTGCGGATTATATAATCGACAAAGTTGCATCCAGTGCTGTAGGTTTAAAGCAGATGTGCATTGATGATGAGATGATGCCGGACCAGTCAACGGTAAACCTATGGAGATGGAAACATCCTGAGTTTTCCACCCGTTACCAGCTAGCTAAACAACATCAAACATATCTTATGGGTGAAGATTGCGAGGAGATTGCGAAGGAAGTGGAGTATATTTCTGACCAACAAGGCTGTAGCAAAATCGATCCTGGCTTCATTGCTTCTAGACGGCTTATCGTTGATACGAAAAAATGGCACGCGGCAAAACTTGCACCTACTATCTTTGGAGATAGACGTGCGGTAGAGCAGTTACAGGGCGAGAATGAGAGTATTAAAGCAGAGTTAATGGCTCTAAAGTTGCAATTAGCCGAAGTTAATAAAAAGGAATATTGATCATGAATGTATTGGAAAAAACAATATCTGAGATTTTACAAGATCTAAGGTCTATTGTAGAAGATGACTACATCAAACAAGAATATGAATGCGAAATTAAGGCTGCTATAAAGCTTATACAAGAGCTGGAAGATATACGACAACTTCAAATGATTTCTATAAGAGCAAGCCACGAAGTTATTCATAAAATAAGAAAGACTATTGAGGAATACTAACTGAGAAGTATTACAATGAAGAGATCTTTGAATAATAAAAAGGAAGGCTAATGAGACTTGGCGGCATGGAAGATTGCACATATACAGAAGAAGAATGTGCCAAAAGAAGAAAGAAACTAGCGCTTAAAGCAAAAGCAGAACAGTGGCGATGCAGAGGAATGGAAAATCAGTCTTGGTGTCTAAAATCAGATGGATTTATTGAGTCACGATGGCAGGAGTATAACAAAAGGATAGAAGAAATTGATGCTGAATAAGGAGAAGTATTAATGCATGAACATGTTGCGATCGGACTTCTCGTATGGATTTTAGTTACATGCGCTTCTTTGACTCTTATAGGTTTAACATGCCTTTTTATAAGATGGATACTTTCAGATGATTAGGGGGAATAGATGGATAACAAAAAAGCAATAAACCCAAAAACCGAGAAACTTTTAAATGATTACATTAATTCTTTTCACGACATTATAAATGAGCTTAGCGCTTTACAATATTATGTGAAAGAAACTATACGTGGTTTAAAGCATGATAAAGAGCACAACACATATGATGGGGGATTTATTCGAAGCCCTGATAATCTGTCTGGTCATGCTTTTAGGATTCTTTCACATATACAGCGCGTGAACGATATATATCAAAATGATGGTTCAGAATGGGGAGAGGAAGATGACTAATGGATGAAAATGATGAATATCCAGATTCTAGGGTAAAAAGAATTAGAGATTGTCTTAAGCGGCCCGCACCTGCCAAGGGTTATCAGTCATTTCATGATGATGAAGTAGAGGAAATGGTAGATATTCTAGATTACCTCTTTGGAGAACTGAAAAGAACTCAAGACCACAGAATTAAACAATCTCGAACGCTACAAGATCATCAAGAACATATCGGATGGTTAAAAGTAGAAATTGAGAACCTACAAACGCAATTATCAGAAACAATTAACAAGGAAGAATAAGTATGGATTCACATGAAGAGACAGAAGAAGACTGGGGAGATCCCACATTTGAGTTGTTTTTTGGAGTTATGGATAAAATATCAAAAGGTGATCATGCAAGCAGAAGCTTTAGTGAAGCGTCGGGCTCTCTTAACATTCCAGAAAGAGAAGTACGTATTCTTTGTTGGCGTTACAATCGAGACGGAACGTTTAAAAGAACATTGCAAGATATAAGCAATGAAGAAGGTGTCACTAGAGAACGAATAAGACAAATAGCGGCAAAAGCATTGAGAAGGCTAAGACAGCCAACAAAACAAGAGGCGCTTAGAGATTTTTTAAAAGAGGAAGAAGGAATATAACTAATGGAAGACGGCGAGATAAAGGAATGTCTAATTCGGATTCATCATAATGCAATAAATGTTGCAAACGCAGCAAAACACGAGGGGCTCACGTTAAAAAAAGGTGAACCACCTGACTGGCAAGAGATACTGACGCACTATCAGTTCCTCATGAACAACATCAAAGCAGTCAAAAAGCAAATGATGCCTAAACCCCCTATTGATAACTTGGGCACCTACTCTGTTGAAAATCTTTTAGTGAGCGGAAAGATAATCAATCTACTTATTTGTCAGGGGTTATACACGGTTGGACAGTTAGTGCTTCTTAAAGAAGATGATTTAATAAAGGTTCCAGGGTTAACTAATATTCATGTTGTTAAGCTAAAGACGGCGCTAAAAAAGGAAGGACTAAGGTTTGGAATGAGGTTGAAAAGAGACAAATGAGATATAGCCTTAAGTCTGAAAGTTCTAACTTTATGCGAACTTTAGAGTTAGCAAGGATACGCATTCGAGAACAATTAGGTGAGGAGCCAACAGATAGCCAGGTAGCAGTCTTTACGAGACTAAAGATTAAAGACATCAAGATTTTAAAAATGCTTTATAACCGAGACATGTCGCGACGGATGTATCTAAAAGATGTTGCTGCACACTATGGCGTCTCCTCTGAAAGAATAGGTCAAAGAAGAGATACGGCAATAACAAGGCTACATTACGTTCATATGTTAATGGGCATGAGACATTGGACTCAAAACTTTCACCCCATTGACAATGATCTTCACATAAACATTGTAAAGAGTATAATAGTAGAAGCCCAGCAACTCCTGGATTTTGCAAACAAGGAACTAGAAGATGTGTGCTTACACGGCTATACGTGCACAGCTGGAATGCTAAATTCAGCAAACAGATTGATGAGGTTAATTAACAACACAAGAAGGGCTTATGACTGAAGAAGAAATCAAAGCAAAACAAGAAGAAGGTACAGAATATTTACGCAAGAGATTGAATGCTTTATATGAGGAAATACCAGATTTAAACATCGAGGATTATAAAGACTTAAATTGGAAATATGCCGATATAGAACTTGATAAAGAAAAGGATATAAAAAGAGCCATAGAGGATACGGTTGCCTTTTTTTACGGAGCACTAGAAAGTAAAGTAGATACGACTGGAGTATATAAGATTCTATTTGCGGTTCATCGTGTAGGAGATTGGGATAAGTCCGAAGAGGCTCACGAGAAAAGAAAGAAGGGGCTTCTAGCTCAGATCGAAAGAAACAGGAAGGCAGACCTAATACGAGAAGACTTCACGCGTCTTTATGGAGACGTTTTTGATGCAGACTAAAGACACCTCCCTGACTGAACAAGAATTAAGAAAATCAGTAAGTGATATCTTAAAAAAAGGGAACTTTCCGGTTATGTATATTCTAAAAGATAAGGTCGCGGTTGAGTGTGATGACGTTATCGAGTGGGGCCAATGGATGAGCGCGATACCAAATAATAAGCGCGTAGGTATGACTGAAATGAACCAATACAAAGTCTCTACCGTCTTTCTTGGCACACCGCACGGTTTCAGCAAAAGTATGAGAGCTTTATTCTTTGAAACCATGGTGTTTGATGATGGGAAGGATATATATTGCAAGAGATCCTCAACATGGGACAAAGCAGAAGCACAGCATAAAAAAGCAATTGGGTTTGTTTTAGATAAAATAAGTAAGGAATCAGAATGAAAGAAAAAGATTTGATGCAGTACGAGAGTGACTTGACTAGCATTATATTTAATGCGGCTAAATTTCAAAAAGAAGCAAAAAAGGCTTTGAATGACTCTGAATACGAGGCTATATTCGATATTACCTCAGTAATAGCCAGATGGGAGCTCCTATCAAAGCATGTTAACAATCTAAAAGAACATATTGAGAGCGTACATGACTAAGAAAGAGCGAATTAAAAAGTTATATGATGATGCTAGCGAATATCTTACAGAAGAATCGGTAAAAAGGTATATAGGGCAGAAGAATGACGGGTTTGCTTTAGAAATACCTTCAGACACTTGTCCCGTTGGTTTGGCAAACGATGTTGCCAAGAATATTTCTGATGCTCTTTTTAGCTTCGATATTCAGCCCGGAAGATGTTATGACGTTTTGTTCGTGCTAAAAGATAAAGGCCAATACGATTGCTCGGACGAAGCTGAAGCAAGAAGAAAAAAAGAACAAGAAAACTTCAAAAAGAAGTACGAAATAATAAATGCAATGGCTGAAAAAATAAGGAACGAAGAAAATGAGCACTAAAGAAGAAAAGCTAACCGCTTTGTATCTTGAATACAAGAAAAAAGAACAAGAAATATGTAAGGAATACGGAATGGGGATTGATAATTTCAAAGATGAATTATGGAAGTCCTTACGTGTTAAGGTTGCGTCTATTGCTGTCTTGCAAGCTTCATCCTGGATAACCACGCAATTCACACAACATATCGCTGACCAAATAGACGGAGAAGGGGTTTATGACTTTCTATTCTGTATTAAAAAGATAAAAGAATCAGGAATTAAGGATTCAGTTAATGAAACCATGAGGGAAGCTGAAAGAAAAAGAAAAGATCTTACGGCCGCGTTTCAAAAAGACATGAATAAGATTGAAGCTGAAGAGTTGAATATATGTACGAAGCAGTTTGAAGAAGATATGAAAGAAATAGAGCAAATCCACTATGAACAAGATATAGGAGCATCTCATTAATGACCAAGGAAGAAAAACTTGCCGCCCTTTACGAAAAGGGTCAAAAGTATTTTACAAAGGAAGTGTACGAGAATTATAAAGGTCTGCCAGTTTCTGGAGCTGTAATTGAGTTATCAGCTGATTGCGATATAGTGCAGGTTAGAGAAGATATTGTTGGTTTGGCAGCTGCTGAGATAAACAAAATCCAAAGAGGGGAATGTTATGATCTTTTGGTTTGTTTAAAACATAGAGGTGAAATAGATACATCTATTAAAGCAAGAGCTAGAAGAGAGCTCGCTATGCAGGAATACCATGATTATGTTACCGAGATTCTAGACCTAGAAAAGGAAATCAAATGCGAGAAGTCTGAGATATATAAAAATTTAAAACCTGAGGACGTGAATATTGTCGACATCATTAGATGCAAGATTGAGCTAAAAGAAAAGTTGCCTGGTAAGTATACGGCTCTATGCCCTCTTCACAAAGAAAAAACACCATCCTTTACGGTTAACGAACTAGAGCAAACTTATCATTGCTTTGGTTGTGGATCAAAGGGAAACTATCATGATTTTATTAAGGCTTATAGAGAAAAAGAGCGTATAGAAGAATTTAAAACAGGCGAATTCTATGCAACTCCTAAGCTGTTAGATGTTGTAGAAACTAAAGAAAAGGAAATTATCTCGGAGCAAGATAAGATTAAGAATCTCCTGGAGAAGCTTCTTAAAACTCTAGAGCAAAACAAGACTGCACTTGATGAGAACGCTAAACTAAAGGAAGAGATAGTTGCTAGCATAAAAGAATGCAACGCACATTAGATTTAGATAAAGAAACTATGGTTGCAGAGCTCCAAGGAAGTCTCTTAGAGTTCTGCAAAGTCTTTTACCCTCTTCTCACTGGACGAGATTTTATTGTACCTATACCTATCGGGAGAGAATCGCATGTCGTCACAATCTGTAGAGCCCTCACAAGAGCCGCAAGACTTCAAATACCAAGTCAACGACTTATTATCAATGTGCCGCCAGGCCACTCAAAGTCAACTCTCTTGTGTATGTGGATTGCTTGGACTCTGTCTAAATATCCTGACAGCAGGTATCTATATATTTCTTATTCTAAATCCTTGGCTTCCAAACATACTGAAACAATCAAACGTATTATTGGATTACGGCATTATAGGTATTTGTTTGACGTTAGTATTCGTTGGGATAGTAAGGCGAAAGAGTTCTTTCAAACTACAGCTGGCGGCAGTATCGCTGCATTCGGCTCAGCTGGGGCTATTGTTGGGCAGGATGGCGGACTACCTGGTTTAGACCGCTTTTCAGGTGCTGTCATCATGGATGATAGCCATAAGATTGATGAGGCACATTCTAATACTATTCGTGAAGGCGTTATTGAGAATTATCGAGAAACAATACAACAGCGTGCTCGGGGAGTTAATGTCCCGTACATCTACATTGGGCAAAGAGTTCATGAGGCAGACCTTGCCGCATACCTACTTGAGGGTAAAGATGGCTACGACTGGGAAAGGATTATATTGCAAAGCATCGACCCATTAGGTAATGCACTCTACCCCGAAGCTTTTCCGTTAGAGTCATTGCTTATCAAGCAAGACAAAGACCCTTACGTTTTCGCAAGCCAGTTTCAGCAGAATCCGATTCCTGCAGGAGGAGGATTATTCAAACCCGACTGGTTCATCACATTGGATGAAGAGCCTGAAATGCTTATCACGTTTATTACCTGTGACACAGCAGAGACCGACAAGAGTTGGAATGACGCAACAGTTTTCAGTTTTTGGGGCGTCTATGAGATTGTCAACTTCGGCAAAAAGTCCGGTGAATTGGGTGTCCATTGGCTTGACACGGTTGAGCTTCGAGTTGAACCAAAAGATCTAAAAGATTCCTTCGTTGAATTCTATACTGAATGTACTAGACATCGTAAACCTCCTTTAATGGCAGCAATAGAGAAGAAATCAACCGGAGTTACCCTTGTGAGCATCCTTAAAGAACTTAGAGGGATAACCATCCGAGAAATAGAAAGAACCAGAGCATCAGGTAGCAAAACCCAACGATTTTTAGAGATTCAACCATACGTAGCCTCCAAGCTAATCTCATTTACAAAAGGAGCAAAACATAGAGACCATTGTATCAAGCATATGACTTCGATTACAGCCAATGATAGCCATCGTCATGATGACATAGCTGACACTTTTGCCGACGCAATTCGGTTGGCGCTTATAGATAAGACCGTATATAGTATTAATAAGACAGATAACACAAGAAGTGAAATCTTAAGTAAGTTAAACAACAAGTTTAATGAACGACTAACAGCAGGGAATGCTAAAAATAATGGAAATCGCCAAGAAATATTCTGAACGGATTAAAGATCTAAAAAAAACGGTCGAAGAGGCTCAGTCCTACTTCAACCATAACGTCGAAAGATTTCACGATTTTATGCGATTCGTGTTCAAGTCTTCGATGAACCAGCAAGAGGTTGCGGCCCTCCAAACTACCGGCAAGCCAACGATTGAATTTAACATATTAGAAGCTTACATTTCCAGACTGCGAGGAGAGTTTGCAAAACAACAACCAGGGTTAACCGTTAGGGCAGCCGATGGCGTTCCCCTTTCCTCAATAACCCCCGAATTTGTTCATACATTAAAAGTTTTAGAAGGCCATTTAGGAGCAATATTTTCAGAGTCATCTAACGACATGCTTGCTTATAACATCATGACTGATGAACTAGCAGGCGGATTCTCAGTAATGAAAGTTATGACTGAGTATGTCAATGAGATGTCCTTTGAGCAAAAGATTTGTGTTACACGAGTTTTCGACCCTACTCTTTGTTTTTTTGACCCGCTAGCTCGGGATTCTCATAAGGGAGACGGTCGTTATTGCGGTGAATTATCACCCATGACACGTAAAGCGTTTGAGGAGCAGTACGGAAAGGATTCCACTTCGAACATGACATTTACCAGAGAGCTTTCTGGTTTTAGTTGGTCATTCCAAAATGAAACAGAAGATATCGTTTTGGTTTGTGATTTTTATGAGAAGAAATGCAAGCGTGAAAAGATTGTCAAGCTATCCAACGGCCATGTAGTCACGGAAAAAGAGTACAAGGCCTTTATAAAAGTATGGAATGAGAAAGGTCATATTGAGCAACCTCCCCTACCTGTAGGTGAGCCTCGTATGACAACAATAGAAAATATCTGTCGATATCGCTTCTGTGAGTCCCAAGTGCTAGAATATGTTGAGACCGATTTTAAGCATCTTCCTCTAGTTTTTGTTGACGGTAATTCAGTCAATATAACAGAGGGTGGATCTACGGCTCAAATGACAAGACCGTATGTTTATCACGCAAAAGGGATTCAGCGTTTAAAAAATTATGCCGGTCAATCGCTTGCGAATGAGCTCGAGAACACAATTCAACACAAGTTTATTGTTGCCATCGAGTCGATCCCAGAAGATTATCAAACCGCATACCAAAACGTTCAAAAAGCGGACACTCTTGTTTATAATCATTTCTTGGACAGTCGTAGTCCAGATGTACAACTTCCTCCCCCTCGCGAGGTTAACCGTACTCCAATACCCCCCGAGATATCACAAACATTTAGAATGTCGGATGAAATGACCCAGGCAATTCTTGGTTCATATGATGGTGCGGCAGGTTTAAATAAAGACAATATGAGTGGCATAGCTTTTGCTCGTTCAGCAATACAAAGCAACAACGCCTCAGTTCCATATATCGTTGGGTATATTAAAGCCCTTAATCGGGTAGCTCAAATTGTAGTTGATTTAATACCTAAGTATTACAGGACACCACGAAGCCTTCCTATAATGTTGCCAGACGGAAAACGTTCTCATATTGAAATCAACAAGAAAGGCAGCATCTATATGAACTATGACCCCAACACGCTTGAGGTCAAGGTTGAGGCTGGCGTTAACTTTGCAATGCAAAAAGAAATTGCACTTAACACAATAACAAGCCTAATGAATGCATCTCCTATTTTTGGTCAATTTATGAACGAACATGGGTTGCAAATCCTTCTCGACAATATTGAAATCCGAGGAATTGAAGGTCTTAAAGAGAAAGCCGCCGAATTTGAGCAAGAGCTAATGCAACAAAGGCAACAACAGGCTCAGCAACAAGCCCAGCAAAGTGAAGCCCAAATTCAACAAATGCAACAACAAGCTCAGATAGATCAAAAAAGGGTTGAAATTGAAATGGCTCAAGCCGAGCGTGCATTACAAGCTCCAAGCATTGAACAGTTAGGGCTGATGTCTATACAAGAGAAGTCCAGAGTTGATGCTGCAAATATTTCCCTAAAAGAAAGAGATTCCGAAACTAAGTTTATGGAGACCATAGCTAAGATTAGGATGCAAGGTTTAGAGCTTGATCAAAAGGCGGCCCAACAAGATGCTGAAACCTCTCGAGAAATCATTGGGAATCTAGTAAAGATGGCGGATACTTTTGAGCGTACAAATGCAAGAACTACAAAGTGATGACATTGGATCTAATGAGGCCCTCTTTGAAGCTCTTGCATTATTAGCGTCCACCAAGAGAGGCAAGCTTAGACGAAATTCAGGTAAGAGAAGAAGCACTGATATTAAAAACGAGGACACTATACATGAAAGCGAAGAAGAACTTCATCACAGCTGCAATAAAAAAACCAGGGGCACTTAGAGCTGCGCTGCACATAAAAAAGGGAGAGAAAATTCCCGAGGCCAAACTTGAGAAGGCTGAGAAGAGTAAATCCCCTCTTATGCGTAAGCGAGCAAATTTGGCTGAGACCCTAGGTAAGATGAAAAAGAAATGAAATATGATCGCTTGTGATGCTTATCTTATAAGTGAGGACCGAAATCTTATAAGTTGGCACTGAAATATGATCGGCCCCCCTCCTCCCGTTTTTTTAACTAGAAACTTGGTTTTTTACACGGAGTAGGGCGGTTTGAGAGTGAATAAATCCGTTTTTCATTCTTTTAAAAGCCAACTATACTTAAAGAGAGTCAGTCATGTGATCTCCGGGTTGGTGCGTTTGTCCATAGGCGTGCCAACCATTTAATCGCCCTGTACCTTAACTGGAAGAGGGAAATGTGATTAGAACAATGTTGCTCTCCTGTCGCATTGTTCCAATCATATAAGGCGTTGGTTCGATTCCAGCTGGGGCGACCAAAAAAAGAGAGTTGACTTTATTTTGAGTAGTAGCTAAACTAATTTTAGTAGTAAAACTAATAGTGCACGGTCACTTTAAACGCCGGTTTACTTTTCCAAGTTTTAAGGATTAAAGCTTGGCGAACTCGTCGAAACGAGGCTCTACCGCGACACGCGGGTAACAGTGCAAAAAAATGGAAGGTATGTACATGGATGAACTGAATCAAATGGGCGGAGCCCAGCCGACTGGTATTGAACAGGCAGCGCCAGAGAAAACTCTAACGCAGTCTGAAGTCAATGCCCTTATTGCACGAGAAAAGCAAAATGCGGCAGCACGAGCACGACAAGAAGTTGAAAGGGAGTATCAACAACGCGCAGAGCAAATGCAAATGCAGCAGCAGCAGCACCAGCAGCAGCAACCGCAAATGCAAAGCCAACCTCAAGGCATGCCGCAAGGCGGACCCTCTGATGTTGATGCTGATGCTATCTATCAACAAGTCCAAGAACGATTTAATAGAGAGATGCAGGAACGTCAATTCCAACAAGAAATGACGAACGTGATCAATAACTATCATTCGAAAATGGATTCTGGTCGTCAAGCTTACGGAGACTTCGACGAGATAACGAAAGATTTTGACCCATCAGCTTTTCCCCAGCTCATTTATCTGGTGAACGGATTGGAAAATGCAGGGGACATTATTTACGAACTTAGTAAAAATCCTTCAAAACTCGTTACTATTGATTCACTGGCACAGCGGTCGCCCAAGCACGCATATGCAGAGTTGATGAAACTTTCTCAATCTATTTCGCAGAACAACAATGCGAGACAAGAGGCAGATCAATATTCAACTGCTGCTCCGCTTAATCCTTTACAACCTTCCCGAGTTTCGGGGAGTAACGGAAAGCTGACAGTGCGAGATTTAAGAGACCAGCCCTGGTTAAAGGGTTAGTTTTCTTCTCGTAAAAGACAACGGACGTTGCTCCCTTTATTAAAAACAAAGGGAGATTGTCGATGCCTACAAATATTTTGCAACAAGTTATTACTTATAATGAAAGTAACTTGGCGCTTCTGCTCAACTCATTTTGCTTCTTAAGTACTGCGAATAAAAAATTCGTCGGTTTTAATGACAGCGTGCCAAAAAATCTCGGGGACACAGTTTCATTCGATCTGCCTCCTCGTTTTACTACTACCAATTCATTGGTCGTAACTTTCCAGCCAGCCGTACAGCGTGTACAGAATTTAACGGTAGATCAACAAGCTTCAACAGCTTATGAGTTCAGCGCCCAACAATTTATTTTCAATGTACGTGATTATATGCCTAAATTTGGTAAGTCAGCTACCTCAGAGTTAGGTACCCAAGTTGAATCTAACGTTGCGCAGCTTGCTGAGACCAATACTTTCCGTTTCTACGGAGATGGAATTAATCCAATTAACTCATATTTACAATTAGCTAACGCTCTAGCTTTCTTTCGTAACTTTGGTGCAGTACCAACAGATACTAAAGGTTACCTATCAGATTTGACCTTCCCTCTTATCGTTAATAGCGGACTCAATCAGTTCACTACTGACCGCGGTAATAAAGAAGCCATGTCATGGGAGATTGGTGACTTTAGTAAATGCGAATGGCATCAATCCAATCTTTTAAAAACGCATCTTGCGGGAACAGAAGGAAATGAAGGTTCAACTCTAACTGTTGTCTCTACAACTTTAGATGGAAACGGTGCGGTTATTGCAATTACCTTCTCAGGCACAAACGCTGCTTCAGATGTTAATTCAATTAAACAGTACGATAAATTCCAGTTTAGCGATGGAGTTAGTGGACAAACTAATGCTAGATTTCTTACCTTTATTGGACATAAGCAATCTCAGTCTCCTGTCCAGTTCCGTGCAACGGCAAATGCTGCCTCAACTGCCGGTTCACAAGTAACAGTAAATATTTATCCTCCTCTACAGGTAAATGCTGGGCAAGACCAAAACTTAAACACTCCAATTGTTGCGGGTATGCAAGTTTCAGTTCTTCCGGACCATAGATGCGGATTGATTATTTCTGGAAACCCGCTCTTTTTGGCAATGCCAAAATTACCCGAAGAAGTTCCATTCCCAACCTCTATTGCAATGGATCCTGATTCAGGTGCAAGTATTCGCCAATACTATGGGTCACTCTTCGGACAAAACCAAAGAGGGATGGTACACGATGTTATATGGGGTTCTACACTCGTCGATGAATACGCGATGATGGTTGCACTGCCTATATAAATAATTTGCGACGTATTTGCACCGCATTTGCGTCGCAGCCCCAAGATCTAAAGGAGATAAAAAATGTCCGTAAATAGCCCAATTGTAAACGCTCGCGTTAAGTACGTGAACGGATTAGAGTTAGCTTTTGCTACCACAACCACTTTAACAATGGCTGCTGGCGCTGCAAGTAACTCAACAAATATTGATGATATCGTTTTAAGTGCTCCCGTTACTAACACTGTTACATCAGTGGGTGCTAATGGTGTAGACATCGCTGCAGCAGTTGCTAGCAGTTTTTATGCCGTGTACGTAATCGGTGATTCTACGAAATATAAGCCAACAGCAAGCTTGTTATCGCTAAGCGCAACGGCCCCTTCATTACCGTTTGGTTATGATATGTTCCGTCGTGTTGGTTATATTAAGACCGATGGTTCCGCTTTGATCCTTAAGTTCTGGCAATATGGCCACAGCTCATCAAGAGATATGTGGTACGACACTGCTATCGCGACACCAGCGATTACAACCTCTACATCTTATGTGAGCCAGTCTCTAGCTGCAGGTATACCAGCATCTTTGGCTACTGAAGCTTACTTAAAATATACATACACCCCAGCAAGCGCAGCCAATATTGCCACTATGGCGCCATTTGGTTCTACCGCTACTGCAGGTATGGTTGTAGTAGGAAGCGGGGTTGCCGCAGCTCAACAAGGAGTCGTCGTGGTGCCAGAGGCTCTGAATGTTACCGTGCCAACTATTACCCATAAAGAAACATCGGCGAGTGATGCTCTGGTAATTCTTGTTGCGGGTTATTCAGATAGTTTAGCGTAGAGAACTCTAAGGAGGCCCCAAGATGGCGTATACAACTAACCAGTTAATAGCAGGTGCTTTTTATGCATCCGGCGTGGTTTCACGCGAATTCGAAACCGTTAGTGGACAACAGATTGGGGATGGCCTTGGTTGGCTAAACGATATTATTACAGAGAAAACAGTAGACGATGGAATGGTTCCTTACGAATCAACCTATAATCTTACTGCGGTTCCTGGACAAGAGATATATTCCATACCGAATTTAATTGCGGTTGATACGCTTGTTTTTTATAAGCAATCTGTTCGATTTAGTATGTCGTATACAAAAAGAAATGCTTATTTTGGCTCTAACCGAGTAGAGAGCATAAGAAGTTTGCCGTATCAATGGTATTTCGAAAGAAAACTTGGCGGAGGCAATCTATATATTTACTTCACTGCAGACCAAGCTTACCCTTTAGAGTTACACGGGACATTTAGGCTTACTGAAGTGACGTTAAATCAAGATTTAAGCTTAACTTTAGATAAGTTTTACACTACATATTTAAGGTATGCCTTAGCAGATAGAATTTGTGCTGAATATAATTATGTAACCCCTCCAGGTGTTGTAAAGCAATTAGGTAAGTACGAGGGATGGATAGATAAGAAATCCAAACTAATAGACTTACAGTTAGAGAAGGTTTCTTCTTTGCAAGGCAGTAATGCGACTTATAGTTGGGCTTGGATAAACCTTGGAAAGGGATTTATCCCAAGTTGATTTACATGATACTTTGGAGATTTTGTGGGAACAGAACTATCAACACAAGAGCCGGTCAACGTAGTTGGCAGCTCAAAATTTGGGGTGTGGCCTAAGATAAACCTAGAAAAAACATACAACATGTACATCAGTGACAGTTGGATGATATCCTTCCCTGGGTATAAGAAAGTTGCGCAGCCTGCCACCTTTGGTGAAGGAAGAGCTATTTTTCGTTCTGTGCGGGGTGGTTTTCTCATCGTTGTTATTGGCTCTGGTGTATATCGATTAAATTCTAATCTAGCCCCTATCTTCATAGATAATATAACTACCGTAACTGGCGAGGTCTTCATAGATGAGAATCTTGAAGGTCAGATTTGCCTAGTAGACGGTACTAATGCCTATATATATTATTACCCTGGTGGGGTTTTCAACTTACAGCCATTATTAGATGTTCTTGGTGCTCCAATTATTCCCGGGTATGTCTCATATCATAATGAGTTATTTTTAATTGCTCCTACAAGAGGAAGTGCAAATAATCAGAAATGGTACTCATTTGAGCAAGATCCAAGTGATGATACAAAGATATCGGTATTCTCCGAGCAAACGTTATCTACTAAGCCTGATAGAGCCGTAGCTGTTAAGCGAATACCTGGGCGAGGAAATAACGTTATTGTTCTTGGAGAATCTGTAGCTGAAATCTGGACCTTTGTTGGTGCGGAATCAGTCGGTGGAATATCTAAACAATATATTAGGGTGTCCTCTTACAATATTGATAATGGTTGTATTTCCATATCTACTATTGCAGCAGGAGAAGACACAATTGCTTGGTTAGCAGTCAATGAGGCTAACTCTCCTGTTATTATGGTAACCAATGGTGCTGAGACTAAACAAATATCCACGGATGGTATAGATCACTTGATGGAAAGCATTGAGTTTCCAGAACAATCAACCGCGTTCTTTTTTCGTCAGAATGGTCATTTGTTTTATCAGTTAACCTTCTTTAATCCAAAGGATAATCTGACTCTTATCCACGATTTTACGAGTGGACAGTTTTTCCATTTGTCCGATGAAAACCTAAACTTTCATATAGCTAGAGATGTTGTTTACTTTAATGAAAAATCATACCTTATATCGCTTAGGGATGCGGCTATCTATGAAATTGCCGATAACTTTAATACTTATGATTATTCTACTTTACCTGATTCTATAGGCGAAGAAATACCACGAATAAGAATATGTAAGACAATAAGAAAAGAGGACAGCTCAACTTTCAGATGCGGAATGTTTACATTCTGGATAGAGCAAGGTGTAACTACATTTACTGCATCAGAAGGGTGTAATGGAGTTCTTATAACCGAGATAAGCGAAGATACAATAATAAGCGAGATTGGCCAAATAATGCTTAGTGAATCTGGTTCGTGTGATATTGATAATAATAGGCCTCGAGTTGATATGTCAGTTTCTAAAAATGGCAATCAGTCGTTTAGCAATATCGTTGGAAGAGAGCTAAATGAAATGGCGCATTTTAGAAATCAAATAAGATGGCATAGGATCGGCCAGGCAAATGAATTAACTATTCAATTAAGATTCTGGGGATTAGACAGGTTTGTTGTTGCAGATGGAATTGCGGAGATATACTGATGGCTACTACCCAAATACCAAGTCTGCCTCCTTTTTTCAATATGCGTTATACTGATGAAAAGGGCGAATTAACTGTAAATGCTCAGTTATATAATGACTTAACTTATCAGATATTATCACAGGTAGTTGATTATTTTAATACAGGATTACAGCTGCCTAGAAAGATAACAACAGAAATAAATGCATACGCGAACGATATAAATATACCACTAGGGACATTATGGTATAACGTGACCTTAAATAAGCTTCAGTTTAAAAGCGGAGCTGGAACAGTTCAAACAGTAACAAGCACTTAAAAGGATTTTAAACATGTGGCCATTTAGCAACCCGAAAAACCCCCAGAATGAAGCAAACAAATATTTAGATAAGATTGAGCCAATGCTTAACCAGCAATATGATCCTTATTTAAGTGCAGGAAGGGATCCTTCTGCTTTGCAAAATCAATGGATGAGCGATTACCAACAATCACCAGGTCAGAAATTTGCTATGGATGAAGCCTTAAAGCAGCAAAGAGGTTATGCCAGAGCAAACGGAATGGGTGGAACCGAAAGCCAACAACTTGGAGCTGGCCGGTTAGCTGCTGCGTTGCAAAACGATAATATGCAACAATATTTTAATAACAATAAAGATTTGTTCAACACAGGATTTGGAGCGGCCCAAGGCTATAGTGGAGATATGTCTAATCTATATGGCACTCAGGGTCAGTTAGCTTATAACCAAGCTCGAGAAGATAACACCGGTTGGAATGACATATTACAAGGTCTACTTCAAGGCGCAGGTGGTGCAGCCATGGGCTTTGCTACGGGCGGTCTTCCGGGAGCTGGTATAGGTGCGCTCGGTGGTTTGTCAGGCGGAATGTCCGGAAATAAAAATGGCTGGGATGTAAGCAAATTCGGACAAAACATGAATAACTCCAAATATGGAGGATTTGCATCTAACCAAGGACAGCCACCAGCTCAACCATCAAGTGGAGGAGCGCCTATGTATCCACCAGCTTCACCATTTTGGAGGCAATAAAAGATGCCATTTCAGCCAATTAACTTTGCAAATATAGCGCCAATCGGGAAGCCCTGGGCCCGTAACTTTGCCGATAATTTGAAGCAAGGCATGGAAATGGGCGCGTTACCTCAGAGATTGTTGAGAGAACAGCAACAAGAGGCTCTTGCTAACGCTCTTAAGCAGAATGAGCTTAATTATGCACCCAGGATGTCTGAGGAGAATCTAACTAAGATACGACAAGAGAATGAATGGAATCCAAAGATTAACGCTGCTAATGTTGCTAATACTGGAGCTAATACTGCACATACCAATATGCAAACTCAGTGGATGCCTCAATTAAATCAATCATTAATAGCTAATCAGGGGGCCAATACAGCTCATACCAATTTACAGACAAAATTAATGCCTGGAACTACTGCCGCAGAGAATGCTTACAAGTATGCCTCGGCGCAAGCTCTTGGTCGACCTCAAACTGATATGGGGCAGATGGTAAATGACCATCAAAATATAATCAAGAAACATGGAGCCGGAAGCGCTCCAGATCTAATGTTTCGAGGTCTGATGCAACAAGCACAAGCCAAATCCGCAATGACCGGAGCATCTGAGACTGAAAAAGCTTTTCAATCTATACGAGACAGAGAAGATCTGCTTAAGAACCAAAATCTATCGCCAGAGGAAAGACAAAGGGTAGGCGGTGAGTTGGCAATACTGAAATCCAGGGAAATACAAAAGACTGTTCCAGCAGCAATGTGGCCTCAGCTCCAAGCAGGTAGCGTTATGCAAACTCTTATGGATGATATCAATATAAAAGATGCAACTCGGTATAGTGGAATAATTGCGAAAAAACAAAAAGGAATTGATAGAGCTGCTGGTAATGAAAACTGGCGTAAATATGAAGATGCAGAAAATAAAATGGAATCCTTAGCTACTAATGTAAGGGCTTTTACTAAAGGATCTGTAACTTCTAAAGAAATGAACAGATTGCTTAAGTTCTTAGATGGTAATAGATTAAGTTTATCTCCAGCTGAGGCTGAAAAACTTATGAAGTCTGCATTTTCTACTTTAACTAAAGAGCATATTAAGTATGTTAATAATGCCGGGAACCTTTCTGATTTATTGGTACCGGCCCAAAATAAGTATGCTGCCCCCCCTGCGCCAGCTTCTCAATCACGACCAGGCGCTTCGCCCGGAACTGCAGCAAACCCACAAATGGTTAATAACTATAATCAGCCTCCTATAGTTGTTCCTTACGGAGGTAAGAAGTAATGGCGGATTATATAGAAAGAATTGCCCCAAATGGACGAAGGGTTCATTTTGACCCCAGGATGCCCGCTGCTGAGCAAGACGCATTCCTATCTAATCTTGGTTCCGAATCTCAAGGTGGCCAGGGCCAAGCATTAGGTGGTCAGGGCCAACAGCCTCAACCACAGGAAGCTTCTCAACAAGAAGAGCCTAATAGGTATCAACAGTACTTTGGCATGCCTGGGCAAGAAACAGGTGGACTGCCATGGCAAAATCAATCTACTGCTGAGCAATATCGCCCGAGACAAGGCCTTCCTCCCAAAGGAGCCGGCGGCAATCCGGTGAATTATCAAGAGTCTCCAGAGGATTACGGTCATAATGTAGCCGAAGAACAAGGAGCTTCTAGAATAGGCCCTCAAATGCTTGCTTCAATGACGCCAATGGGAAGGCTGGCAAAAATGGGGCTTGCTGGCCGAACTTTAGGCAATGCAGCTTTTCAAGGTGGTGTTGCGGCTGCTTTTAATCCTGAGGATGCCTTAAATCAAGGTGGAACTGCTGCTGCGGTAACAGCTCCCATGCATTTGCTTTCAGAAGCCTTAATGTCTAAAAGTAAACCTGCAAGATGGTTGAAAAGCCAAATTGCTCCTGTTATGTCTGCTGGTGCTGCCTTTATGGCTGCGAAAGAAGCGGGACTGCCTACGGCTGCCCAATATGCTGCTGCTGCCGCCGCCTATAAAGCTGGTGGAAAGTTTATAAATCCAAAGTTAGATCCAAACCATCATGTTAAAAACTATGCAGAAAAAATAAGTCCATATATTGATAAGACGGCACGGCAAAATTATAGAGCTGGCCGAAAAATGGGAATTCATTTAACTCCTGAGGAAGCTTCGCAACACTCAAGTGTAATTTCGGAACAAGGCAAGCTTGGAAAAACCGGAGCTTCTAAAGATTTGATTCAGCAGGGACAGAAGAAACAGGCTGAAGCTGTGCATAGCAATATTGAAAAAGCTCAAAACAAAATATATAACCCCGAGACGCAAGGATCACGAAAAGCTGAACAATTAGAAAGGTATTCTAGAAGTAGAGTAGAGCCCAACTATGAGCATAAAGATATATTTAAATCTAAGGTTGCTACTGCGGCGGAAGATGCCTTCATGAGCACCCCTGAAATGAAAGAAAAGTTTGGACATATGAAGGTGGCTGATAGAAGAAGAAATGGAGAGTATCTTCAAGGATTAAAGCAACAATATGACCATAGAATAGCCGGCCTAAATAGCGCTCCTGATAGCAAGATGCAACATAATGTTATTAAGAAAGCAAAAGACGAAAGAGCTAAATTAAATAACTTTATAAAGGAAAATATAGCTCCAGCTGAGGAAGCATTAAGGCTATCCCAGTTAAGCAAGGCTCGAGGGAAAGTAGAGGATTTCTTTAAATCAAAATTAAAAGACTCAAAATCTTTTGTAGACAATTTTGGCAACAAGGATACACATAAAGAGTTATCAAGAATGCTGGCAGAAACAACGACTGACAATAAAAATGTTCAAAAGTTAAATGTTGGCGCTAAAGATGCAATGAAAAATTTAGAAGAACTACACTCTGTCTTAAAAAATGTTAGATCAAAATCTATAGACCAGATTGCATCAGGTAGCTCAGAAGCTGCGGGCCAAGTAGGAAGTGGATCTAAAAAAGAGATGTTGGACTCATTTATGAAAATGTTCAAAAACGGTGATTTTGATGAAGCTGCAATTAAGTTTGGGTTATCTAAAAACTGGCCAGCTAAAATTAGACAGTTAAATAAAATTAGCGATACGTCAAAAAGAGCAGCAGTAACAGTGGAATGGCTTAAAAAGCTTGGGGTTCCTGCAACCTCTCAGGCTATAAGAACATCGCGAAGTGATAATAAAAAAGAGGGAACAAACTAATGGCATTAGATCCACATTATATAACTGACGGACCGTTAGAGCAGATTTTTGTCGATAAAGATTCTGGTTTGCCTTTATCTGGGGGTAAGTTAACATTTTATAGAGATGTTGCGCGATCAACTAAGAAAACCGTATATCAATTAACTGGCTCTCCTCCTAACTATCAATATGTTGAGTTGGATAACCCAGTTACCCTTAGCTCAGTTGGAACACCACAAAACAATGGAGGCGATAATGTTGTTATCTATTACTATCCTTATCTTGACGACGGCATTACTGTCGATTTGTATTATGTCGATGTAGAAAGTGACGTTGGGGTTGACCAGTTTACCCGTGAGGCATGGCCAAATGGAGTGGTTGCTGACCAGGTAGATGGAGAATCTGGAGCACCAGTTCAAAATCAGGTCTCAAATCCTCAATTTACAAAGATTCTTATTAATGATGTTCCCGGGTTAACGCCTCAGACAACTACCTATACTGTAAGCTCAGATACAGATAAGGTTTTTGCTTTTGCTCCAGATTGGAACTTTGTAATATCGGGAACGGGAACTGTAACGGTTCAAAGAATTGCCGTAGCCGGATCATCTACAGTACCTACTAGCCCTCCTTATGTTATTGAGGTTCAAGTAAGCTCTGGAGTTACTTTCTGTTACTTATCTCAAAGATTTAATACGAATTCAGGCCTATGGTCTAGCACGGTAGCTAAAAGCGTATTTTTATCTGCTAATATTTTGGCTAGAAATGAGCTTGGAGCTGACACATCAATTCAAATGTATTATCATCCATCCTCTGGAGCCACTCCTTTAACTACTATTTTTGATAAGCTTATTCCCACTGGCGATCCATATACTATGTATACAGGTTCAAGCGTTATAGCTATGCCTTTATCAGATGATGCTAATAGCGGAACATCTGGGTATATAGATATTTACATATCCTTTTCACCAAACTCAAAAGTTCAAATTAGTAGCGTGCAGGTGGTTCCTTCTTCTGGAGTAATAGCGGCGCCAGTATTTGAATATGATGAAGCCTCGGCCAATAGAGACCAAGCATTATTGGGTAGTTATTATATTCCAAGAAATGCAACCTCTCCGATTCCAAGCCTTCTTACTGCCTGGGACTTTCCTTTAAATCCCGCTCAGTTCGGGGCAGTTCAGACTATAGTAACTGGAACCCCAGATTATGTTTGGGACCAGACTATATGCAATAGCGTGGCAGGAAATGTAGCTGTTGCTAGAAACGCCATAACAGGGGCTTTACAACTTTCTCCAGCTTCAGCCAATGATGCTATGTATATGATTCAGTATCTTACTGGAGCTCAGGCAAAAGAGATGCTCTACACTAAATTAAGCTCTAATATTTCAGCTTACTTAACAGCCAGTGCGGGCGTTGTTACCGTAAAAGCCCAACTGTTTGTAGGTACGGCAGCCTCAGTGGTTCCTATCCTTCCGGCATCATTGGGAACTATTGCTATAGACGGAACATTTACCAAGACAGCCTCTGGATGGACAGAAGTAGGAAGGAGCAATTTAGATACGGCAAGGTCCCAAGTGTTTGCCAATACTCCAACAACGTCCAATGACATCCAATTTTCAGGATGGGAAGTGGTTGATTCTGGAAGCTTGTCTGATACGGATAAGTTTGCCATGGTTGTTACTTTTTCGTGGACTACAGCTCCGGTCATTAATGTTGTGTCAATATCCTTAAATAAGGGAGATTTGCCAACAAGACCAGCGGCTATGTCAGCCTCTGATGTTTTATCTCAATGCCAATTCTACTATGAGAAAAGCTATAACCAAGGTGTTAATCCTGGAATAGCTAGTTTGCCTGGTCTTTTAATTAGGCAACAGGGTGCAAATCCAACTAGCGATGGAACTCATACTGATATTGCAACTCGTTCGTTTGGTATTACTTATGATATACCTAAAAGAGTGGCGCCTACGGTAGTTTTATATTCGCCTGTAACTGGGGCGGCTGCTACGGTATCATATACATATTCATTCAAAGGTGTAATTGAAACTGGCATTGGCTATCCCTATGAACAAGGATTACAGACGGGATCCAATCCTAATATTATAGGATGGGTGCAAACATCAAATGGAATGTTTGGGGTGTATTATTTCTCAAACTCACAGATCGTAATAGAAACAGTTCCTGGCGTTCAAAATGGAACAGATGAGACTTATATTAGATTCCATTATACAGCTGACTGTCGATTAGGAAAGATAGCTTAACAACTTAAAAGGATTTTAAAATGATTACACCATACATAGCTCAGCAAACCGTAACCGATTTTGGTTTACGTTTTCCAAACCTAAAATATAGCGCTAAGTTAGCGATTACTACTGATACTACTTTTACTGTTCCTGGGGCAGCCTCTAAATATAAAGCTATACTCAAAACTGTTGCAGCCGGTGAAGTATGGGTTGCTCTTAATGTAGCGGCCGCTGCAACTGCAGGTACAACTTTTGCAGCTTCAACATCTGAGATGTTAACCGGGGCCTTCCCATTATGTAGAGAGGTTAGCGCAGGAGATGAGATTCATTTTTTGAGTAGCACGGCTACAACAGATGTAAGCATTGTCTTATACGCAGTAGGGACAAATAACTAAAAATTAGGAGGCTAGGATGGCCGATATTAAGTTTAGCCAGTTCACATCTGGTGGCAACGTTCGCGTAGGCGATATTGTTGTGGGGTTAAGAGCATCAGATAATGTAAAGTTTACATTCCCAGGCACCGGCATTTCGGATGCGGACGGCAACTTTTTGTTAGGCTATTCTAGTGTTGGCTCCTCAGCCGTTAATTATATTTCTTTTGAAAACGCAGATACTACATTAGGCCCTACTATATCTTCAAAAGGCTCTGATTCTAATATTGATTTAAACATTTCCTCAAAGATGATGGGTAATGTAAATATCAATGGAGTCTTATTTGATAGCTCTAAAAACATATCTCAAATTGCTACAGCAGTTTTTGCAAGCTCAGTAACCGGGCAAACCACATTAAAAGGTCAAGCATCGGTTGGAACCTTGGTAGTTGAGCTTCCTGATGCGTCAGGCACATTAGCCTTAACTAGCGGCATCCCATCTTTTCCTTTATCCCTCGGGATGGGTGGGACTGGCGCTAGCCTTTCAGCAAGTAATGGCGGAATATTTTATAGCAACGCTACAACAGGTGCCATACTGCCCGGAACGGCCACAGCAGGCCAGATATTGCGCTCTGGCGCATCATCGGCGCCCAGCTGGTCCACAACCACCTATCCGTCTACTACAACGATAAATGGGCTCTTATACGCAGTTGCAGGTAACACCGTAGGTCAAACAGCAGTAGTAAATGGTGCGGTGCTTGTTTCCTCCTCTGCAGGCGTTCCCGTATGGTCATCATCATTGACTAACGGACAGGTGGTAATAGGTTCTACCGGTGGACAACCGCAGGCAGCATCAATAATGGCGGGATCAGGTATAACCCTAACCGCTGGCTCTAATTCTTTGATGATTAGCTCTACTACTGGAGGTGGGGGTTTAATATGGAACTCCGTAGCTGGAACCACGGCTCTGGCAGATATTAATAACGGATATATCATATCTAATGCTGGGGCCACAACGATAACTTTACCGTCCGTTGCCCCAGTCAGCTCAATGATAAGCGTTCAAGGTCAAGGGGCTGCCGGATGGATTATTCAATCCGCTGTTTCACAAATTATTCATGTTGGAGGTTCTCCTTCAACAGCCGGAGGCACCGTTGGCTCTACAAACAGATATGACGCTATCACGCTTGTTTGTATAGTCGCGGATTCAGAATGGGGTATGTATGGCCCGGTTTCGTCTGCATTTGTAATTACTTAAAGGATTAAAAATGGCAAATAATAGTTTAAATACAAATACGGTTCCAATCCCTCCCGCATCTGGCGGAACTGGTGTAGCAAATACAGGAACCATTACAGTTGGCGGGAACTCTTCCTTGTCTGGATCGTTTACATTTGCAGGTACTTTGACAGGAAACACCGCTATAACTTTTCCTACTTCTGGAACTTTGCAAACTACAGGCGGCTCATCTGGGGTTGTTTCAAGCGGAACAGCAAATCAGCTTGGGTATTATGCTTCAAGCGGAACGACAATTTCTGGTCTGACTAGCGCTAATAATTCGGTTTTGGCAACCAACGGCAGTGGCGTACCTAGTATTACCTCGACTCTTCCGTTTACTGTACCCGTTACGACGGGGGGTACAGGTGTTGCAACAATGACAACCGCTTATGCTCCGGTATGTGCCGGGACCACAGCAACCGGTGCATTACAGGTAGCCTCTACTGGGCAGGGAGTATCTACTAACGTTTTTACAAGCAATGGCTCTTCGGCGTTGCCGTCATTCCAGCCTATCCCGACTACGTTTGTAAATACTATAAGCACGACCTTAACCGGCTCTCAATTCCAGAATATGTTTACCACGCCAATCCAAATAATTGGACCTCCAACGACGGGAAATATGATTGTGGTTATGTCATTGGAGCTTATGTATATATACGGTTCTTCTCCCTTTGTAGTAGGAAGCGCAACGAATATTGTTCTTGAGTATGGGAATGTTGCCTCAGGTGCAGGAACTGCAACTATGGGAGCAATAACAGCCACTCAATTTGCTGGATCAGCTAAAGTAATGTCTCGAGCTATTCCAGTAGCATTAAATGCTGTAACGAAAGCAACCTTTGACGGTGTAGGAATATATTTATCTAATGCAGGTGGAAACTTTGGCAGCGCAGGAACAGGAAATTCTGTAGGCGTTATTGTTTCATACATAGTGGTGCCGACCCAACTTTAACATAAAAGGGAATTTATAAAATGCCAATCATAAGCACAAGCTTTAACGATATCGGTAATGCTGGGCAAGTCCCAAGTATTGTTCGTATAGAAACTGACGATAGTATATCTACCGTTTTAACTGCTGGTTACTTAAATGTTTTAACCCATCAAAATTTACCGCTTAGCGAGAATGCCTTAGCTCTTGTTAGCACAGGGACTGGAGCAAACAAGGCCGTAACCGCAATGAGCATGACCTATTCTGGAGGAGACTGGAGCCTTGTATTAATGGAAGGTTATCAAGCATCCGGAGGTGGCGGGGTTGTTCTTCCAACAGTGGCAGGCGCAATGGCCCGGTTCACGGACACAAACGGAACCATATCTTCAGGTCCTGGAGACGTAACAACTGATGGAAGCATACTTTTAACGGCTAACGTTATAGCAGATGGAAGCGTAACAGCCGGGGCTATCATCACAGCTGAAGGTTCGATTCGTTCTGGCGCTCCAGATGGTGGATTTCAGGGTAGTTTTACCGCTTATCCAACAACCGTAAGTTCAGGCTATTTTTCTATGTACGCACTGGATGCAAGTAATGGAAATTTTAGCTCTACGCTTTATAACAATCCTTCTATAGCAGCAAGCAAGACTTATCTTTTGCCAAATCCAATAACCAATAGTGAGGTCTATATAGCTGCTTATGACGGTGCAGTCCCTCCAACAGTCGGGAATGTAGCGGTATTCGGAGCTAATTTAGGATTACTAACCGATGGCGGCCCTCCCGGTGGAGGCGGAATTACGTTTTCAAATATCGCTGGAACAACCCAAGCAGCCGCGGTTAACACCGGCTATATCGTGGGCTCAGCTAGCCAGACTACGATCACACTCCCGGCCACAGCTCCCATAGGCTCCATTGTCATAGTAAAAGGGAAGGGCGCAGCTGGTTGGATTTTAACAGCGAACACAGGCCAGACAATCCAGGTAGGACAGTCAGCTACCTCAAGCGGAGGAACAATCACATCAGCAGCTAATTTTGATTCAATTCAAGTGTCATGCATTACCGCAAATACTACATGGTCGGTAGATTGGGTTTTTAGTAGCGGCGTAACAACAGCATAGAGGTGAATTATGGCCGTTAATAACCAATTAAATACCGCGACAGTGCCTTTTCCTGTTTTTAAAAACGTGGTGAATATATCGTCTGCTCAAGTTTTAGCTATGTACACGAGTCCGGTGCTGATTGTGCCGGCTCAGGGTGCTCATAAAACTATATTTGTTCATGATTTTTTTGTTGAGTATGCATACGGTGGTACACCTTATGCGAATGGAAGTGGATTTGCAATTCAATATGGAAGCGCCGGATCTGATTCTGGATTGATAATTACAAACTCCAATATCGACCCTAATGGCTCTGCCAGTGATTTCGGAGGAGACCCAACAGTTCCATTTACAAATTCTGATGTGGTTACAAGTTATGTGAATCAAGGTGTATATGCATCAACAACCATAAATAATTATACAGCTGGAAACGGAACATTTAGGGTTAGCCTTTTTTATACTATTGTGACAACTACTGCTTAGAGGGAAAAATGGCAATTAATACACAACTAAATACAGCAACAGTCCCTATCCCTGTTTTCACAACAACAGTAACTTTATCATCTGCAAATATTCAATCAATGCATACAACTGGAATACTTTTAATAGCTGCTCAAGGAGCTCATACCTGTATCATGGTTCACGATGTTTTTAATGAATATATTTTTAATACAACCACATATATTAACGGAGACCCTCCACAATTACAGTATGGAAGCACTGGAGCGGACTCTAATGTACACCCAATTTTAGCGTATACAAGTAATTTTTTTACAGAGCCTGAAAGCATTTTTTATATTACCAATGGAGCTGACGGTGGTGGAATTTCACTAAATACAACTACGGGAGTTATAAATACAGGCGTATATATTTCAAATTATACAGCGGCTTATTCTGGCGGTAATTCTACGGCAAAAATAACACTGGTTTATTCCGTGATAACAACTACATCATAAAGGGAACAAAGGAATGGCAATAAGCACGCAAATAAATTCACCAGTAGAATATATAAAGTCTACAGTAGTGTTGTCTTCTGCAAACATTAAAGCGATGTATGCAACGCCTGTATTAATGATACCAGCACAAGGGACTAATACTATTATTGTTTTTCATGATGTTTTTTATGAATACGTTTATACACTTCCGGCTTATACAGGATCAGATGGTAATGGAAATTTTGTATTGCAATATGGAAATACAATCCATGGCGGCAGTGCAAACATAGCAATGTTTTCTCCATCCCTATTAAGCAATACACAAAATATAGTAACCCAATCATCAGAGCTTAATCTAAACTTGACAGGCTCTATAAGCAGCATTATTAATACTGGAATATATGCATCAAATACAACATTGCCTTATATAACAGGAAATGGACTTGTTAATGTGACAATGTTTTATTCAATTATAAATACAATAACGTAAAGGAGATTACATGCCAGTATTATCTTATCAAGTAAACTCGCCAGGACAGGGCGGAGTCAATCCAAAGATTACTTATATTTTTACAGATGACCCAGTTAGCGTTGTCGAACAAACCGGATATATAGATTGGCTTGCAAATCCACAAGGTATCTATCCTGGAGATGTGGCCTTAGTAGTTACACGTGAAACACCAACATCAACATTAGGAGCGGGATTTTATGAGTTTGTTAGAGTTGGGATGGGACCACACTGGGACCTGGTTCCACAGTTCAGCGGAAACATTGTAAATTCAGTAACAGGTACCGTTAATGAATTAATAGCAAACCCAACTTTTGGTGATGTTGTTATATCAATTTATCCTGATCCAAGATTACCTGGAACAGGATCAGTAGGATTACCAAAAGGAACAACAGCTCAACAAGCTGGAGTAATTGGTAGCATAAGATTTAATACACAGACTTCAGTTTTTGAGGGTACACTAGACGGCTCAACATGGGTTCCATTTACAACAGGAAGCCCGAGCGCTGTAACCACCTTAACTGGGACAGCAAATCAGATTGTAGTATCAGCTCCAACTGGAAACGTCACTATATCCATAGATCCAGATCCGATTCTACCAGGAACTGCGGCTGTTACTTTACCATCTGGAACAACAGCGCAAAGAGGAGCAATAGCCGGCTCTATAAGATTTAATACACAGATAGGAGCAATTGAATTAACAGACAATGGCACGGACTGGTATACCGTTCTTGATACTAACAGCGGCGTTTCTACTGTAACAGGAACAGCAAATAGGATAACTATTTCTGGCACCGCTTCAAATCCAATTATAGATATCGCATCAAATTATGTTGGTCAAACTTCAATAAATACACTTGGCACGGTAACAACGGGCACATGGAATGCCAGCACGATCACAGTTCCTTTTGGCGGAACCTCAAAAACAAGTTTCACACAATACGCGCCAATCTGTGGAGGCACAACAAGTGTTGGAGCTTTACAATCTGCAGATACAGGAATCTCAACCGCTGGCTATGTTTTAACAAGCAATGGTTCTTCAACCCTTCCAAGCTTTCAGGCGGCTCCAGGGGCTGGGTCTACTTTATATATAAGAGTTCCAATGACAGGAACAGATGTTATAAGCTCTTCTGGCATTCCTTTTCAAATACTTCCTGCTGCTGGCGTAGGGTTTTGTTACATAATCTCTTCTTGGGCCTTTGAGGTGGGTGTTGCTACTTTTAGTATTGGAGTAGGTGGAATGAGAATGGGTCTGCAAACTAGCGCTGCATATGCAGGTGTCGCTGCTGCATGTTCTGGTATATTTAACATGTCTTCTGGGCAAACATTAGATATTGGAATTCACAACTTAGGAGCTCAACAACCATCATACTCAACTAGTAGTCCACGTCCTACTCTTAATAATGGAGCTTTGTATCTTTCAAATAGCACGGGGTCTATAACGGCATCACCAGGAGCGGTGGCAGCTGTGCATCTTTTTTACGCGATAGTTGCAACAATATAAAAGGAGAAGATATGTCACCACTCCTGGTGATG